ATCTGGACGGGCACATCACTCTGACCGATAACGTCAATCTCGATGCTATCTTCGAGCATATCGCACAAGGTTGTTCTGAAATACTGCTTGCCATAGGCTCTAAGGCTTGCTTCGTCCTTAACATCCTGGTCGTTCACTTCTACAACATCTTCATAAATCTGACTGTATTTGTTAATCAGTGGACTATCGACAACCACTTTATAGTGTTTATCGACTGGATTTTCGCCTTCACCACGAATGGTTGTAATGAAGGTAATGCGAGTCCTTAAAGACTTAGTGGATGTTTTATGCTCATAGCTAGACAGGTTTTTCTTATACATAAAAAGCGATTCATTCTCTGAACCGCCATTTTTTAATAATCGTACTTGGTAACCATGTCTGACTAAATCACCGCCCCACAAACCTACAATAGAATGCTTATCCTTGGTCAAAGCTTCCATAGCAGTCTTGCTATCGATGTTGAAGGTGTGCCTATCGTCAATATCTGAAAAGAATGAGAATGGATTGCTACGAGTGATGCTCCCAGCAAATTGACTCAAAGCAGTTGAACCAGTCACTCTATCCAAAGACATTGGATTGACAACGTAGTGATTTAACATTGTCATGACCTGGTTTGCATAGACTTGAATATATCCATGTTTTTTCTCGACTTCAAAAATCACAAAGTCTTGCTCACCGTGTAGATCATCAGCGGTCAAGAATTTTTCTTCTCTCAGTCTTTGCCACAAGATATCATTTGTAGGGAATTTAAAGGTTAATTGATAGGTGCTATTTGCTTCCTGTACGATATCGTCATCGTAGGCAGCATTAAGAGGTATGTTTCCTTCAGTTAAATAAATCATACTTTATACCTCCAATTTGGTTTGATTGTCACCTTACGGATATTCCCTGTGAATGTAACACCACTTCGACCAACAGGTATTTCAAAGAACCCACCACGCTTTCTGAGAGTGTTTGTAATTGCTCCAGTAGCGTTGTAGATGTTCTGTTTGCCCTGCCTGCAATCGATTGTGGCTTTATTATTTACAGTTAAATGCATAGTCTTCTGCCCAATCGTAAGTGATACATCACCACTACCTTCAATATCAATGATTGGCTCTGAATAGACACTACCAAGATTTGTGATTGTTCCTGGACTGGTTAAGACCACTGGCGCGCTTGCTTTTTGATATCGGAACGGTTGCATCAACAACTTAACATCTAATGTGTAAGCGTGTGGTCCATTTCTATGGTAGCTTGCTGAAACATATTCAGCGTAAAATAAAGAGTCTGGTTGATATCCAAACTCGATTTCATTCTTTCCATCGTGAAATTTTTCAATAATGGTTGAAACGTCAATAAGTTTTGGCAGATAGAAAGAAACCGTGCGTTCATAACTTTTATAAGAACCGTCTAACACACGATAACTTCCATTCATTCCATAAATGTCTACAACTTCAGATGTTTTTGGTTCTGCACACTCACTTACCCCAAAATCAGTAACCACACTGTGAGGGATAGTAGATGTATTGAAACCATTGATTATAAGGTAAAACATTAAATTCCCTCCCTTGCGTAAATTGATCCATGATTTTTATAAGTAGATAGTGAGATTTTATCACCATCTAAGTAAGTATCTGAAGGTTTTTCAAGTATAGCAGTAAGGATTTTTTCTAAACTTGACCTTAGAATCGCTATCTCAGACACTACTTCTGCCATATCTTGACCGTTGTTTGCATTCTTATCACGCACTACGATATTTTGTTGAGCTTGTTCCATTTCTCGTAGGAATTTTGCATCACTTGGAATACCGATACCGTTTGCATACTTAGGAATTCCCATGCTACTCATTAAACGCTTGGTCTTATCTGCTCGTAGGACTTTTGAACCTCTAGGAAGTGGTAGCAATACATCTCTACCTTCTGGAACAAAGCTACGTCCGTCTGGTAGTGTAACCATTTCCTTGTAGGTGCTATTTCTTTGGTCATTGACTACTGCAAGTCCACCCGAGTGGTAATTAGTACCGTGAGCGTGTTTACTTACAAAGATATTGGTAAAGAAGCTACCAGTTACACCAGCAAGCAAACTTTTAATGCCTGATAGAGTTCCAGAAGCGTTATCTTGTGCATTGATAGTAACGGTCTTATCCTGGATACTATTCACACCAGATTGAACTTGGCTTACTGTTCCTTGTGTGCTATTTTGAGCAAAAATATTGACTGGTGTATATTGTTTAATCGAATTGATCGCTCCACTTGTTTCTAAACGCACACCTGAAGTTTGGTCAGCAGCAAACAAATTTATAGGAGATTCTTGTTTTGGAGAGTTGACACTTACGATTGCACTTCCTACTGCAACACCAGTATTATCTACTGCATCCAACGATTTAGTTTCAGCTGTAGCAAGATTCCAAGCTGCCATTTTATCGATTGATAATTGAGTAAAATACAAAGCGTTATTTGGATCTACTAGTAAATCTTTTGTGAATGGTGTTATTGCATCCCAATTCTTCAAAGAATCAGTAGAACGAGATACTGTATCTCTGAAACTTTCATCCGTAGCAAGCAACTCTTTTTGTTTTGGAGTTAATGCATCATAGTTTGTGAGCGCTTTTGTTGCTTCGTCTGCCTTGCTCATGATATCAGTGTTCTTCAGAAGAAGTTCCTTGACCTCAGCTGGCATATCATTCCAAATCTTGAGAGTCTTTTCGCTATCAAGTATTGCTTGTAACCCTGCTTGATTCTTAACGATGACTTGTTTTTCTTCAAGGCTCATGTCTTTCCATTTGCCTGATTCTACAAGTGCTTCAGCGATAGTTACACGAGCATTTGAGTTGATATCAGCAGTTTTAGCGATGAATTGTAATTGCTCCCAACCTTCTGCAGATTTAGCAGCTTCTCCAATCACTTCCTTGACATTTGACTTAACTTGGAAATTTCCGTTCTTGTCGATATTACCAACCAACAATGACCAAGCGTCATTAGCTTCTTTAACTTCCTTGCTCATTTCACTAGTATAATTAGCAAGGATGCTGTGTGAATTACCAACTTTTTGAGACGCTTCTGCAGCCTTACGTCCGATTTCTTCATAAGATAAACCGTACTCTTCTAAGACTTTCTTTGCTTCTTCCCAATAGTTCCAACTTTGACCAGTTCTGAGTTTAAGTTCTCCATCCAGGTTCTTCATAACTTGATAATACTTACTTCCTAAAGCTTCCATAGTTTGTGTATGATTTGCTTCAAGTTCTTGCATTTTCTTGTTATAAGTTTCTTGGTCGATGGCTTTACCTTCTAGCAACTCTTTCAACTCGCTTTTAGATGTTTCATAGAGTTTCTTTTCTTCATCCATAGCTTGTTTTAAAACATCTTTAGTATGTTTTAATTGAGTTTCGTTGAGTGAGCTGATTTTACCATTCAATGCTTGAAGCGCTGCAGTTTGCTGTTCTTCAGACAAACTCATCATAGAAAGTTTAGCTTTGATCATCTCGTTTTGGTTATTCAAGATGATTTCTTTTTCTTCTTGAGAAAACTTACTGGCATCTCCATTATGACGTTGATAGATTTCATTGATTTGGTTCATCATCGCTTCTGTATTTGAAACAATTTGACCATTTCTTTCTTTAGCTTGAGTAATCTGCTCTGCACTCAGACCCCATTTAGCACCCAGTTCTTCCATTCTGTGGTTGCTTTGTTCTGCTGCTGCTTGGATGTCTTCATAAAGCTTTTTAAAAGCTCCTGAGACTTTCTCAACGCTTCCTGCTGTACTTCCGAAGTTTGCGACGGCCGTACTGGTTTCGTCAACTGTCTTTTGAAAACTTCTCAATTCTCCACGCTGAACATCATCTAAGGTAGAGCCAAATTCCTCCGCTTTGATACGAGCCTTGTCTTTCTCGTTCGCTAAATAGGCTAGACCACCAGCCAGCAGAACCGTACCACCGACTAAAAGCCCAATAGGACTCGTTAATCCAGCCAAAGCTATCTTAAGTAGTCCAGTTTTTCCAGCAGTCTCAGCTACCTGAGTTCCCAGCTCAGCTGCTTCCGTGCCCGCTTTTCCAAGACTTAACCCTTTAGAAAACAGAGCCGCAACCTTACTACCGCCTTTAAAGAGATATCCTAATCCTGTTGATGCATTCCCCATCATGTTCAGCAATGGATACCCCAAAGCTAAGAAACCACCAATCCCAAGTACTAACTTCTGTGTACTTTCGGGTGCCTTATCTAACCATTCAATAAACTCATTTGCCTTTTCAAGGAGGGGGGTGAGTAAAGGTAAGAGTTTCTGACCGATATTGATTTGAAGTACTTCCAAGCTTGACTTGAATCGCTCTACTCCATTTTTAGATGATTTAGACAGCTCATCCGCCAATTTCTTAGTATACCCACGAGCATTTTCGGTTTCTTTAGTAAGATTACGTAACGCATCTCCTCCTTGGTTGATAAGGGCATTCATCCCAGTTTGAGCTTCAACACCAAAGGCACGAGCAATAGCAGATGCTTTCTCCGCATCTGTCCACCCTTTTGTTGATTCCTTGATGCGATCAATGATATCAGGTAGTTTTAAAGCGCCAGATTGGAATTCTTCAACACTAAAACCAAGCTCTTTCATTGCTGAAGCATTGGAACTAGAAGGCTTGAGCAATTTAGAAAGCGCACCACGTAAAGCTGTACCAGCCTTTTCTCCAGCGATACCATTATCAGAAAGAAGACCGATAGCTGCAGACGTTTCTTCGATAGACATCCCCAAAGAGTGAGCCACAGGACCTATATACTCCATAGCTAGCCCCATATCTGAAAAGCCAGCCGATGTCTTATTGGCCACATAAGTCAAGCTATCTGTAACACGGTTCGTATCCTTAGCCTCTAGCCCAAACTGACGCAAGATGTTAGTCGAAGCATTCATTACCACGTTAAAATCATCCCCCGATGCCTTCGCTGCATCTAAGATAGCAGGCATAGCAGCAATAGTCTGATTAGCATCAAACCCTTTTTTGATAATTTCCTGCATCCCCTCATTGATTGAGGATGTTGAAATACCATACTGCTTCGCCCAACCTTTCGAATTCTCACCCAATTTTTGTGTGGTACTATTCAGTTCATCCGCAGTTGGGATGGTATCTGCTAGGAGCGACTTGGTCGTATTCATTTGACTTTCAAAGTCTATAGCTTTCTTAGTTGACAAAGCAAAGCCAGCAGTAAGAACTGTAGACACAGGCTTCATAGCATCACCCATTGCACGGAGTTTTTCGCCGCCACGCTTAAAGGTGTCTCCTAGATTGTCCATCTTCCCAGCCCAGCTATTTTCGCGACCAACATCTTTCAAAGCTTTTTCAACTCCACGTAGCTGGTTTTCCATTGCTGCTAACTTAGCATTTTCACGCTCAATATCTGCAGCTGCTTTATCGAACTTAGCAGTGCCTGGTTCGAGTTTATCAAAACTTTTCTTCATCTCATCCAAAACTTTACGTTGCGAATCAATGGCTTGTCCTAAAGTCTTGTATTTAGCTTGAAGTAAGCTAGTATTTTTTTCATTTCCTTTCAAAGTACTATCCAAAGAACGGACATTGTTTTGAAAGTACTTTACAGCGTTTTTTGCACCGTTCAGAGTAGGGTTGAACTTTGACACGTCCAGCCCTAGCTCGATATACATCTGACCTAACGGCGTACCGCTTGCCATATTGTTCCTCCTTTTATCTCAAAGATACATTCAAAGTAAATAAAAAAGCCCTTGCGGACTTTTCTTATTTTTATTTCTTATAATCATTAAAAGCCATAGACATCATTGCCCATATAAAAACACCTAGGAGGCCATATCCATATAAAGGCAAAGAAGCGATGATGAATGGCGACAATAATATCTGCCCAATCGTATTCCCATAGTTCGTACAAGCACAGTAAATACCAAAACAGATATATATTACAAAAGTCAATGTCCAAAATAGACACCGCCTGCGATTTTGTTCTACCATCTTCATTCTACTCACCTCCTTACCCATATTATATGCCTATTGAAGTGTTTTGTAAAGCCTTTACATCAGATAAGCTGGAGAAAGTCAGTAAGATCCATGACTTCCTCAGCTTTAGCAGATTCAGTTTCACCAAGAACCCCCATCAGGTCCTCCCAGCTCGTATCCATAACATCACGAATACTCATACCGTATGGACCTTCAGTAGCTTGTTTGACGAATCCGTAGAACCTTTTTAGTACTTCCTTTGGTTCTATTTTTTCCCCTTTGGGTCAACATCACCAATGAGATGATAGTAAATGTCTGTGAAAACTGCAAAGATGTCAGCCATATCAGTGAATTCTAGCAACTCATCCACTTCTACATCTTCAAACAATGAAGTAATGAACTCTAACTGTTTATCGAGTTTTTCTACTTCAGACAAATCATCGTTTAAAGCTTCATTCATGATCAGGTAGTTACGATAATCTTTAGTAGTGATTTCCTTACTAGTCTTTTGAACATCTTGTCCTTTTTCGTTTTTAATTAAAAATTTAACCGTAGCCATATTCTTTCCTTTCTAGAAATAAGATAAAAAGAGAGCTTGCGCTCTCCTTCTACCCTGCAGCAACCATTTTAAGTTGTCCTTTGAATTTCTTGAGTTTTTCTTCATCCTTACCAATGTACTTGATGTAGTAAAGGCCTGAAGTGTCTGCATCGTCACTTGCGATAGCTGAGAAGCTCAAGCTATCATCTGGAAGTTCTTCTTGTTTGTCTTTAAGTGTCTCAAGCTCTTCAGCATCCATTGAGAATTGACCCTTGAAGAAACCAACTTGTGCTTGTGTACCGTCTGCTGCTTTAGATTCAAGCATAACTGAGCAGTATGGAGCTACTGTATCAGCGCCAATACCGATGATATCATCCTTGATTGTATGACCGAGGATTTTAGCAAGTACAGTTGCAGGGATGTCAACTGCAGTCATTTCCATCTTAACGTCACCAACACCACGGTTTGATACGTGGTAAGCAACGTCACTACCATAGGTTTTTACTGGATCACTTGCAAGACCTGAAATCTTAGCAGTACGAGTCGCACCTTTACCAGTTTGCCCTTCGATTACAAATAGGTTTTGTCCTAATGTTGGAGTAGCATTTCCATCCAACACACGAACTGTCATACGTTTAAAACCAACTAATGCCATTTATAGCACCTCTTTCTTAATTTTTAATATTCTTCATATAGAGCACTCCGACCTCTGTAAGTCCGAGCGTCTACGTAGCGTTTGATTTCTGGAATCCATTCATCTAAACCACCTGTGGTTTGATAAAATCCTTGTTCTTCCATAATCTTTTCAATTTTTCTTTGGAGTTCTTTACACTCCACACGGTTCTTCGACTCTACATTGATTTGATAGAGAAAAACCTTTGCTAAACTTGTATCACTTCCCATTACTGCCTGCATTGGTGAACCAACAGGTTTAATGACAATACTTGTCTTGTCACTTGATAAAGTTTCAGGACGTTCGAATGACTTGATACTAATACCAGCTAAAGTCTCATCTTCTTTCAAAGCGTTGTAGAGTTCAGTTAGTTTGTCTTTAATCATCTAAATCCCTCAATCTTTAAGTGGTTAGCAATACGATATTTATATTTATGAGCGTTTTCTTCTGAAAATCGTCTGATAACACCAAAACCTCTTGGATGTGCATTTTTAGCATACCCAAACTCATTCAAGTGAACCAAGCGCCAACGTGAACCAGCACCAAAACCAATCTTAATAACTGGAACACCGACAGGAAGACCAGTCACACGACCAGCAGTCGCACTTTCAATGGTTTCTCCTGTATCTTTAAAGACTTCTAAAGCACCTTTAAATTCTTCCAGCGTTTCGTTTGCAGTTGCCTTCAATGCTCGACTAGTTGCACGCTTAACCTTTGCATCTCCAAGGCGCATTTCAAGGTTTCTCAGAACATCATCAAATCCTTTTAAATCAGCACCACTAGACATCTTGACCACCACCAATTATGACTATCAAAAAATCCCGATTGTCATAATCAGGACGTATATCGATTATTTGCCATTTCTTGTTAGCTAAACGCATATCACCAACTTCAACAAAGTGTTGATTTTCTGGTTGATAATCTGCTAAAGGATCACGAATTTTTAGAGTCATTTTTGCTCTCATTGACTTACCACTAGCAATCTCAATATCTTTCATGCTAGGCGAGTAAACCTGACCCATTGTATAAAAAGCTTTTTCAAAACTCACATCTCGACCATCTACTCCATCCTCAACTTTAGAAGTATAGAAAGTTAAGGGGGTTCTTAAATCTCCATTTTGAGCTTCTGGCTTTTTATAACGGTACTGGGGTTTATTCTTCTGGTAGCTCAATATTTGTAACTACTTCTGTTTTTCCTTCGCCCCATTCAACAAATCCAGGCAAGATAGAATTGATTTCTTCAAATCGTTCTCTTGTCGCTTCAAATGTTGAACCTACTGGACGGAACTGACCTGCTTCAAGGTCAAAGAATTCTTTTAAAACTCTAATCATGCTTTTCCTCCGCTTTGTAATTTTCAAGAGATAGCGCCATTAAATACCCTTGGAAGTTTTCATAGAAGAACTCCACTTGGTCATTATAGACGTATCTAGCACGCTCCAAAATTAACTCTCGAACTCGTGGTTCAGTTGGATACTGACTACCAACAAGGCTAAGGATGTTAGCTTCAGAGCTTTCCAACATCCGTGAGAGGTTTCCGTCCTCTCCACTATGAAAAATCCTCATCCGCTCCTTAAAAGATTTAAGGAGTGGATGAAGTTCTACTTCTGAAGTCATGATCTAACCCCTAAATTAAGCTTTAGGAAGTTTCAATTCCCAAACTGCAGCGGTCTTTTCGTCATGAGCTTTACCGTAAGCGAATTGCTTAGCAGTGTAAAGGTTCAAATCTTCAAGAGCGTAAGTTTCTGTGAAGCGACCAAATTCAATTCCACCTGCTACAAAAGCATCGTAACGACCTTTAACAAATGTAGTAACTTTACCAGCTGTTTGTGCTACTGATTCGACTAGGATAAGGTTATAAGGCATAGCAGTGATGTATACACCTTGAGCGTTCAATGAAGTGTATTGTTTCTTCACATCCCATGCATCCGCTGGGTTTACAACCATTACAAGATTACCTTCGACTGCGACTGGGTTCCCGTCAGATTTGACAGAGTGGTGTTTGTGCACAGCGGTCAATTCTTTGACAACTGTTGCAGAGTCAGCAAATGTAAGTTTTGCAGTTTCGACAGTTTTTTCTGCATAAGTTGTTTTACCACCAGATGCAGTACCTGT